TTATGTACTGTTAAAAGAGTATTAGACGGTACAGAATATTTTGATAAGACCAAGAACGGTAGAAAAATTAGAAGATGGCGACTTGATAATCCTAACGAAGAGGCAATCATTTACAAGGCGGGTTGGTTAAATCATCCATCTACACAATGGGTATTACAATCAGCATATAATTATACATGGTTGTACAGACACATGATGGCACTTAATGAAGAATACAAATTAAGATACGGCCATACAAAAGACCACTTAACAATTCAAAAGTTAGGTGAGTTACTTAAACACCCACCTAAAAATGCTAGAGTAGATGTTATTGGTACAGATGCCACACCTGCTATGCCAGATGAATGTAAAGTACCTGGTGACGTAGTTGCGTCTTATCGTAAATACTATATAATGAAGAAACAAGCATTTGCTACGTGGAAATCACCAGCAAAAATGCCACAATGGTTCAAAGAAGGAGTTGAAAAATTAAATGACAATAGAGTTTAAACCATTATCAGACAATGTACTGATAGATTATGAGTCTAAAGACGAAGAAAAAACAAAAGGCGGTATTATTATGACCGTTAGAGAAAGACCTCAACAAGGTATTGTAGTTGCTGTAGGTCAAGGTAGAAAAAGTAAAACAACAGGTGAAAGAATACCTGTGTCAGTTAAAGTAGGAGATGAAGTAAAGTTTGCTGCTTTTGCTGGTAAAGAAATTAAAGTAGAAGGTAAAGAATATTTTTTAATGCCTGAAACAGATATACAAGGTATAATCGAAAAAGATGAGCAAGGAAAAGGGTAGACAATGGGACGGCAAGTCCAGAGTATCTAATCAAAAATATAGGAATGAATATGACAGAATCTTTAACAAAAAAGAAAACAAAGACAAAAGAGAGACCAAAGATTTACGAAAGAAATCCTAACACTGGTGTTATTCGTTGGAGATATGTCGGTGAATCACACGACAAATTTGGGTGGCCAAACTACGGCAGAATATTGAAAGATAAATAATTATATGAGCAATTTAACAAATTTTATACAAACTAATATTAACTATTTAAATAACATACAAAGTTACCATTGGCAAACAGAATCATATTCTGAGCATGAAGCACTAGGTGAGTATTATACAAACTTTAATAAACTAAATGATGAGTTTGTAGAAACACTACAAGGTAAATCTAACGAAAGAATTAAGTTTAGTGCTGAATTAAGACCAGGTATATTAAACTATGCTGACGTAGAAATTGTAAAATCTGAAGTGCAAAAAACAGCAGATAGAATTAATGAAATCAATAAAGAAGTTGATGGTCAAATAGATTTACAAAGTATATTAGAAGATATGCTTTTATCAACTAATCAATTATTATATCACTTATCATTAAAATAAAATGCCAATTTATACATTCCACGATAATAAAACCAACAAGGTTTTTACAGAAATGATGTCTATTGCTGAAATGGAAGCATATTTAGAAAAAAATCCACATATCAAACAACAAATTACACAAATGAATATTGTTGGTGGTGTAAGTGGTATGTCATACAGACAAGACCAAGGATTTAAAGAAGTGTTAAGTAAAATATCAGAAGCACATCCAAAGAGTGCTTTAGCACAAGAACATAGAAGAAAATCAATAAAAGAAGTTAAAACAGAGCAGGTAATACAAAAGCATAAGGCTAGACAACGTGCAAAAAATAAATAATATAGTACAGAGCGAGCAACCGAAACACAACGGTCGTATACCTGAGTCGAATAGGTCAATCCGCTCATTGTACAATTCCAATAGGGCAGGTCATTCCTGCTTGGACAACCTGCCCAACAATAATCAATAACATAGGAGAAAAACAATGGCAGATATACCTGATTTTATGAGAGAGTTTGATACGGATGTTGACTATGGTTTTACTCCTGTATCCCAAAAACCAGCTGAAGAAACACAACCAAGTATTGACCCAAGTGTTATAGAAAATTCAAATTTAGAACTAGCAAAAATTAAATCAGATGTTTCTGATATTAAATCTGCTATGAATGAAATTATGCAGATTGTTGCTGAAAAAGATACGGTAACAAAAGAGATACAGGACGCTGATACACAAAACAGATTTAAAGAAATTGAAAAGATTGTATTGCCTTTTTTATATAATCTTTCCAAGTCCAATGAACCTTATATACATTGGCCAAATAGAGGACCAATTATTAAGGCACAGATGGACAAATTACTTAAACTAACAAGGGGGTAATATGTTAGAAGCGAAGGCTCACCATAAAGAACTAAAAAGAGCAGTAAATGAAGTTGAAAACAAAAGAAGAACTGACCGAACAATTCAAAGTTGGTTTGAAATTAGGACCCTTAAAAAAGTAAAACTAAAAGCAAAGGATAAATTAAATGGATATAAACAAATTAAGAGAACAACTTAAAATTGACGAAGGTGTCAAATACGAAGTGTACCTCGACCATTTGGGATATAAAACATTCGGAATTGGCCACCTTGTAGTGGCAGGTGATGATGAATATGGCGCGGATGTAGGTTATGCAGTAAGTGAAGAACGAGTCAACGCTGTATTTGATGAAGATGTTAAGAAATACATTGAAGAATCTAAAAAAGTATTTCCTAATTTAGAAAAACTACCAGAAGAAGCACAACAAGTAATTGTAAATATGTGTTTCAATATGGGTGCACCAAGACTTTCACAGTTTAAAAAGTTTATTGCAGCCATAAATGATGAAAATTGGTCAACTGCTGCTATCGAAATGATGGATAGTCGTTGGGCAAAACAAGTTGGTAAAAGAGCAGAAAGATTAAGAGATAGGATAGCAGCACTTTCTCAATGAAAGTATGACCCTCTTAATGATGAATATAAGAAAACCCGAGATAGTATAAATGATATGTACTCTCAAAAGGGCACGTGAGCTTGACATATTGACAATAATATGTTATACTAATAGTATATAATAATAAGGAAGGTATATTATGACATTTAACCATGTAAAACTTGATGAATCTATTCTACCTAAAAATTTAGGTAAAAAAGGTTTAAATCAGAACGGAATAAGAATCTATCAAATTGACGGCATTAATATGCCTTCCGTAACATCAATTTTGGGTAACATACCCGAAAGAAAAGTTAAGATAGAATCGTGGAGAAACGCAGTTGGTGAAAAGATGGCCAACTATATTTCTGTGTCTGCCACAAATAGAGGTAAGACAACTCACACATTAATAGAAAATCATTTAAATAATGAAGACGATAAATCTGTAGGTATAACAGCTGTTACACCACTAGGTTTGTTTAGAATTGTAAAACCATATCTAGCAAGAATAGATAATATTCATATGCTAGAAGAAATTATTTACTCAAAAGAAATAGGTGTTGCAGGACAAGTTGATTGTATTGCTGAATATAAAGGCAAGTTATCTGTAATTGATTTTAAAACATCTACAAAAAGACGTGATGAAGATTATAATTATGGTAACTTTTTACAATGTTCTGCCTATGCTAAAATGTTTGAAGAATTATATCCAGACAAAAAGATTGAGCAAACAGTTATATTGGCTACTTGTGAAGATGGATTTGTACAAGAATGGGTACATGGTGAAGATAAAATAAAAGAACACCAAGAGTTGTTTTATAAACACACTAAAGATTTTTTAGATAGATTTGATATAAATAATTAATAAAGAAAAGAGTCAATAGTCGAATTAATAAAAAAGGTGATTTAATATATCCTACTTGCGACCATAACTGCTAAAGGGATTTATGAAAAAGATAATAATAATTTTAAGTTTACTAATTTCTAGTATAGCATATGCAGACCACGAAAAAGATTTCGGTGAGTATTATTTTCAACAAATACCAACGCTATGTACTAAACCAGAACTAGTAGATAACTATTTAAATCATTTTGGTTTTGAACCAGTAAACGTATCATTAGGTAGAGAAGGTATGCAAAAAGATGGTCAACCTGTATATATGGTAACTTATTATATAAACAAAGATAATACAGAAACTACAGCTACAATTGATATACCAAGTGGTTCTGAAAGATGTTTGATATTTCATACATTTGATTTAACAAAACCATTAAAGAATTAAACGTTGAAGGTATGATAATACCTGGAGAAGACGAGGGTGCAATTCCCTCCCACTCCACCATTAAAACAATGAAATTTTAGGGGTGGAACTAGGATCGATTCGCAGTTAAAACATACTGGAGTTTAATGGCTGATAACCTACTATCAAATCATAAATGCTAACAATTTAGCTATGGCTGCATAAGCAGTTAAGGGTTGCCTGTGACCTAGTAACAGAACACAGGCACTTGACAAAAACACTTATAAATGTTATACTGAAAGTATGTTAATGAATAGTAAAAAGTTTGGGTTAATCATAGAGGGTATTGTTAAAGAAAAAAAGATACCATACCTTGACGCTGTTGTCAAGTATTGTGATGAAAATGAGA